ACCGGCACTGGTGGTTATATTTCAGATAATAAAGGCGCAAATAACGTTCAGCAATCAACTGCACAAGATGCGACTGGTGTTCCAACAATTTATGGTATTATTGACAATCCTGGTGTTTTCACTGATACAAAAGGTTTCTTATCTTGGAATAATAAGCTTCAAGATAATAATTACTACCAAGAATTCTCATATGCTATTAAATCTGAGCAATTCGTTGGTACATTTAAGAAAATAGTAAACGATTTACTACATCCAGCTGGTACAAAATTATTTGGTCTTATGCAGATCAATATATCAACTGATGCTGGACAAATAGATTCCCAATTAATTGCTAATCGGATTATGGAATCTGAAATTAATATCCCATTAGCAAGTAGCCCATCTATTGATGAGTATATGGGCGATGATGGCTTCCTGGCCAATGAAATTGAATTTAATTATGTTGGTGTTACAGGTGGTGATTCTGAAGGCGAACTACAAATTCAGACCACAGTACCAACAGCTGTTGTAGATCAGCTGCAACTGATACATGTATCAAATGTTAATACACACCAATTCTTTGGATTTGTACCATCTATTCAACTATTTGAAGTTGAAATGGAAACACAAGTACCGATTTCAACACATAGTCTTACAAGACATGTATTTGTTGAACCAGAACTTGTTATTGATATTGGTCAATATAACATTGGTGGTACTGAAGAAGAAGTTGGACTTACAGGAATAACCGGTGCACTAACACTTGCCGCCGGCCAATTGTATAATAGGCTTAATAGCGTAATTAGTTCTTATGGTAGTAGCACGGTTGCTGGTATTGGTACGTTGCCAGTTGGTGAACTTGGATCTGCAAGATTGCTTTATGGTAATAATACAATGTTCGGAACTCAACCAATTGAGGGCGAATATATTAAAATTATTGCAAATACTACAAACTCCAGTCTACCTTCTGGTACTGCAAATACCTTGTTGGCGTCGAATACGGTTTACTCGAACGTACTGATGAGTACTTCACTACCGCATGAACATCCGCCACTATCTAATACAATCTTTTACTACTTTGCGTAGATTGGTCGTCATCGTGATTATAAATAAACAAAGGAAGACTTTATAATAGTCAACGGAGATAATAAATGCCTGGAATAGTAACACGACGCTTTCGCGTTCATAATGCTCAGCAGTTTCATGAAGCGTTTTCCGAAGCCGTAGACACAAACATGTATATGTTTATCGGACGAATTACGCCTTGGCCTGACGAAGCGAATCCACCCACCCCCTCAGATAGTGTAACTCAAACAAGATTTGAATCTTGGAGGTCCATGTTAGGAACTAAGAAGATTCCTTCTGGTGATATTACTTTTGCTTGCGAAAGAAATAACTGGACTACTGGAACAGTGTATGCTGAATATGATGACACTGATACTACACTTTATGCAAATAACTTCTTTGTAATGACGGAAGATTACAATGTTTATAAGTGTTTGTATAATGCTAAAGGGGGAACTTCAACAGTTAAACCTACAGGTACGGCAACTACCATTTCAACCACTTCAGATGGTTATAAATGGAAATTTATGTACAATATATCAACAGCTGATGCTCTTAAGTTTATCACTACTAACTTTATTCCGGTTAAAACATTAACAGCTAATGATGGTTCGGTTCAGTGGACGGTACAACAGGCAGCCTCCAATGGAACGATTGACATTGTTGATGTTACTACTAACGGAACTGGTTATGTTGGTGATATTGGTACAGCTCAAGCTGGAGCTTCCGGTACTATTACTCTTCAAAGTGGTGCTTCCGCAACTGATGATATTTACGTAAATTCAGCAGTTTATACAACTGGCGGTACTGGTTCAGGCCAGCTAAGAACCATTGTTGATTATTCTGGTACTACGAAAGTTGCTACTGTAGATAGTTCATTCTCACCAGCACCTGATAATACTACCACATATGTTGTTGGACCAAAAATTACCATTAATGGTGATGGTACTAGTACAGCTACTGCTTATGCTAACGTTGAATCCGGTGCAGTTAATCAAATTTCATTGATTAATGTTGGTGCCAACTATTCAGAAGCAAACGTTGCAATTTCTGCTAACTCTTCTCACGGTGCTGGTGCAGTTGCTGCACCCAGGATTCCGCCTCCTGATGGACACGGGTCTGATCCTGTTGGAGAATTAGCAGGTCATAATGTTATTATGAATGTGAAGTTAACTGGGGATGAGGCAAACACATTACCAGTAACTAATGATTTCCGTACAATTGGATTGATTAAAGATCCTCTCATTGCTGCTGGTACGGAAGCTAACTCCACAAATTATGATACTACAACGCGTCTAACACTAAGCTCTGTAAGTGGAACATGGACATCAGATGAATTAATCAAGGGTGGTACTTCACTTGCTAATGGCAGAATGGTTAAATATTCTAATACTGTTGCAGGTGGCTTTGGTGCTACAACTGGTATGATGCATCTTATTGATGTTGAAGGTACCTTTGAAACTGCTGAAACGGTTACCGGTAATGCGAGTACTACGACGGCTACTGTGTCTTCAATTACATATGGCGATTTGAAGAAGTATTCGGGTGATGTAATCTATGTAGAAAATAGGCCTGCAATTGCAAGGTCTTCTGATCAAATCGAAGATATTAAACTCGTAGTTAAGTTCTAATATCTTAAATAAATAATGTTATATGATGTCGTCCGCTAAGAGGAATAGTGTTCAATGGCAATTGCTAATAATGTATCTTTAAGAACAAATCTAAACGTTGATCCGTATTACGACGATTTTGACGAAACAAAAAACTTTCACAGGTTTCTATATCGACCTGGACTGGCTGTTCAGGCTCGAGAACTTACCCAAATGCAGACAATTCTGCAAAATCAAATTGATCGGGTAGGAGAACATTTATTTAAAGAAGGTAGTGTTGTTCGTGGAATTGAAGGTCGATATGACATTTATATGAGATACATTAAACTTAAAGATGGGTATGGTGCTATTGGTGGTGTAAGTAGTTATGTTGATCAAACGATTGTAGGTTTAACTAACGGGATTGAAGCTAAAGTTATAGCTGCAAATACTGGTTCAGAAGCCCAAACACCGAATCTTGCTACACTTTATATAAAATATACTAAAGGTTCTACTACAAATACAGCCGCACAAACATTTGAACCTAACGAAAAAATACAGATTGTAGGAACAGCAACATCTAATGGATGTGTAGCTGAACTTTCAGAAACTCCAACTGGCTTTGCTGGATATTATACTGTTAATGAAGGTGTAATTTATGTTAGGGATCACTTTGTACGTGTACCTACACAAGCTGTCATCGTATCAAAATATGCTGCAAACACGGCTTCTGCTAGAATTGGATTTCAGATTAATGAGTCTATCGTAACATCTAGTGCTGATTCAACTCTATTAGATCCAGCACAAGGTGCATATAACTATACTGCTCCTGGCGCCGATCGTCTTAAAATTACTGCAGACTTATTATCAGTTAGTTATGCTAATAATGATCCGGACTTTATTGAAATAGCTCGGGTTAAAGATGGTGTATTACAAACTGCACCTCCAAGAACAGCATACAATGCTATTCGTGACTATATGGCTACACGAACGTTCGACGAATCTGGTCATTATACTGTTAGAGGTTTAATGGTTAGATTAAGAGAGCATTTAGATAACGGAGATAATAACGGATTTTACCCGACCAGTAATCCTAATACTTATGATCAGCCATCAGGAAATAATGAACTATTAATAGCTACTGTTGATGCTGGTAAAGCTTATGTTGGTGGATATGATATTGACATAGTAGCTCAACAAAAAATAAACGTTAAAAAAGGTATTGATGTTGAACAAGTTGAAGGTCTTACAGTTCCAGCACAATATGGTAATTATATTATAGCTGATAACGTTGTCGGAGAATGGGATTTTAATACTCATCCAGTAGTTTCACTTAGAAATGCTTCAGCAGACGCTGTTTCTAATTCTGAATATTCAACTACTTCTGCTGTAGGTGCAGAAATTGGTACCGCACGCGTACGTAGTGTACAGCATTATACTGGAACTATGGGAGCTGCATCAGGCCAATATAAAATATATCTTTATGATATAACTATGAGTGGCGCACCATTTGGAGATGTTAGATCTCTTTATATTAATAATACTTCTACTGCCGATGCAAAAGCAGATCCAATTCTTGTTAGTGGTTCTGCAAAATTATATGAAACTGATTTTAACAAAGCAGTTTATAATATTCCAGCTTCTAATATTAAAACACTTAGAGATGGTAGTAACCAATATGATACTTTATTTAAGTTTCATCAGAAATTTGCAGTTACTATTGCTACAAATGGTACTACTACAGTTACAACTTCTGACGCGTCAGAAGTATTTCCATTTTCAACCGGTGCACTTAGCGATAGTCAAGTTCAAGGTGCATTCTATCTTTGCTTAAATGCTGATGCAACTGGCGCAGCTCTTACAGGAACCGTTTCTTGTGCTGCGGCAAATACAGTTACTGGATCTGGTACAGCATTTACAACTGAACTTAATGTTGGTGATATTATTGATCTTGGAGCTGCTGGAGAGCGTATTGTTAGTTCCATAACTGATAATACAAACTTAGGTATTCTTACTGTTGGCGGTGGTACAGTTTCAGGGGTTGCATTCAATAAAGTATTTAAGAATGGTCAAGTAATTGATCTTGCTGGGGTTGGTGGTCAAGCTGCTAATCGATCAGTAACAATTAATACTACCACATCAGCAACAATTGATACTCAGGAAACATTTACTGGAACCGTTTCTGCAAGCTTGTTAACTGAACTTAATAAAGTTGACGGCCAAGAAATGGCTAAGGTTCGTAAAGCTGGTAGATATGTACGAGTTAATTTGGCTACCCATACGAATACAACAAATGGTCCTTGGGATTTAGGTTTCTCAGATGTCTGGAAAATTAACAGCGTACGTACTGATAGTTCAACATTTACAACGGCAACTCAAGGTACTGATGTTACCGATCATTTTGAACTTGATTCTGGCCAAACTGATTCATTATATAAACATGCAAAGCTTAAAAAGAAAAGAAGTTCATCATTAAGTCTTGGGGCTAGTGATTATTTGCTTATTGACTTAGATTATTTCACTCATGATACTTCTCAAGGTGTTGGTTATTTCTCAGTTGATAGTTATCCTATTGATGATGTTAATGGATCTTCAGCAAATACAAATGCTATCACAACACAAGAAATTCCATTTTATACTTCACCTATAGATAATAAAATCTATAAGCTTAGAGATTCTCTTGATTTTAGACCTAGAATTACAGATACTTCAACAGATACTACAACAGTAAGTAGTGGTACAACAAATCCAGCAACAAGTACAACTATTGTTGAGCCATCTGGTGGTGTACACTTTCCTCCGCCAAATGAAGACTTTGTAGTTGATTTGCAATATTATCTAAAACGTATTGATCGGATTGTTATGCAAACTGATGGGGTATTAGCTAGAGTTGACGGAACCCCTGCACTACATCCAGTTAGGCCAGAAGAACCAGCAAACTCAATGACCTTGGCCATTCTTAATATTGGGCCTTACCCATCCCTTACACCTGGTGGAGCTAATAAGTATAATAGGCCGGAAATGGCTTCTGGTGTTAAGAACGAAAAAAATAAGCGCTTTACCATGCAAGATATTGGTGCTATTAGAGATCGGGTTGATAACCTTGAATATTATTCATCTCTTAATCTTCTTGAAAAAGCAACTAAAGATTTAAATATTCAAGATGGATCTGGCAACGATCGATTTAAAAATGGTATGTTGGTGGATCCATTTAATGGTCATGGAATTGGTAACGTATATAACCCAGATTATTCAGTTGCTATTGATAAAACAGAAAAAGAAGCTCGGCCTAAATTTAGGCTTGATAGTGTAGAACTTGAATATGATTCATCTTCTACTGGAGTTGTTAGAGCTGCAAAAGATGCTACCGTTACATTAACAACAGCTGGAACATATTCTAATGGTGAATCAATTTCAGCTGGTGCTGCAAGTGGTAAGCTTCGATATCAAATAGGCAATAAATTATTTATTGAACAAGTTTCAGGTACTTTCTTAGCTTCAGCTACTATTGCTGGAGCTTCTTCTGGAACATCTAGAGTTATTGATTCAGTTGTAACTCCAAAAGATGGCGACTTAGTTATGTTGCCATATAACCATGATATAATTATTGATCAACCACTTGCAAGTTCTTCTCGATCTTGTGCTGGTCTTATGTGGTCATGGGCTGGTGATATTCAACTAAATCCAGATAATGATTATTGGACTGATACTACAACTCGTCCTGATGTTAATATTAACTTTGATTTAAATACTGATAACTGGGTTGCCATGGCAAACTCTTGGGAAACTGAGTGGAATGATTGGCAAACAACTGGTGTTGGTGTATCTGAAGTTGGTTCTAGAACAGTTTCAATGGGTACTTCATCTGGTGGTCCTGGTTCTGCTATTATTCAACAGTTTGGCCGTGAAACTACTATGGAAACTTCTACACGTCAAACTCGTCAAGGTGTTAGGACTACTGTAACACCAGAACAACGTGTTGATCGTATGGGAGCTCGTACTGTTGATATGAGTATTATTCCATTTATGCGTTCTAGAGTTGTACAATTTGCTGGATTTGGACTTAAACCAAATACTAGATTATTTTCATTCTTTGATGGAGAAGATGTTAGTGCATATATTACTCCATCAAATGCTGCATTTGGTAATACTGGAGTTCAAGGCTCAAATGTTGTTACAGATAGTACTGGTACTGTTTACGGCCACTTTACTATTCCAAATAATGATACTCTCAAATTTAGTACTGGTAATAAGAAATTCCGTTTAACTGATAGTGAAATTAATTCAAGACTACAAGGAAAACAAGTTACTTCTGCAGAAGCTAATTATTCTGCTTCTGGCCTTCATCAAGTTCAAGAAGAAACTGTTCTTTCTACAAGATATCCAGCATTTAATTCAAGTACAGTTTCAGAAACTAGAACTATGGTATCTAGGCAAAGTAGTGTTACACCTACTGGTTCAACAATTATTGGATGGGTACCGGTACCGGATCCAGGTCCTACTAGTAATGATGTTGGTGGCGACGATGGTGATGGGGATAGTAGTTGTTTTGTAAAAGGCACACTTGTACGATTGGCAGATGGATCTGATAAGAAAATTGAAGAAGTAGAAATTGGTGATGTTCTTCTTGGTATGGATGGTGCAGAAAATAAAGTATTAGAATTTGATCACCCAATGTTAGATGGTCGTGATCTTGTTGGTATTAATGGTAGTGGACCTCTTATGACTCCTGAACATCCTCTTATGACTAAGGATGGATGGAAAGCCTATAATGTAGATGATACTTTAAAAGCATATCCACATCTTCATGAAATCATGGAAGGTAACCTGGCAGCAGGAGATAAGATTCTTGATGTTGATGGTAACTGGATAATGATTGAAAGCATGGAGCTTTATGAAGGTGAGGAAGACCAACAAGTTTATAACTTTATTCTAGATGGAAATAATACTTATCATGCAAATGGTTTCTTGGCACATAACCGAGATCCAGTTGCTCAGTCATTTATATTAGATCAAATGGCTTCAGAAGGTCTGAAGAGAGTTGATGGTATTTTCTGTACTAAAGTTGATTTATATTTCCAAAATAAAAATGCAGATCTTGGTGCTCTTATTGAAATAAGAGAAATGAATGAGGATGGAACAAACCCAACAAATATTGTTCTTCCATTTGGACATGTTAATCTTACTAAAGATGAAATTTATATTTCGGATGATGCATCAGTTGCAACTCCAATTGTTTGGCCTTCACCTGTATATTTGAAAAATACAAAAGAATATTGTATTGTTGTAACTCCTCATGGTTTCAATCCAGATCTTAGGATTTGGGTTGCTAGAATTGGTGAGAAAGATACATTAACTGATAAACCAATTATTAAAAATGCTTTTGCTGGAACTCTATTTGCCTCAGCTGCTGATAGAAAATATACTGATATTCAAGAAGAAGATTATAAATTTAAACTATATGCAGCAAATACTAGTATAGAACGAAGTACTGGTGATCTTGTTCTTACTAATGCAAATAAAGAATTCTTAACTATTGCCAACCAATCTGGTGGAACATTCAATTCTATCGGTGAGATGGTTTATGGTTCAACAACATTAAACTTGGGAAGTTCACCAACTGTTAATACTGCAACAGAATATGCAAATGGTGTAACTAGTGCTGCTAAAGGTGTTCTAGAATATGCAAGTGGATCTACGATTCGAGTTAAGCATCAAGGTCCAAATGCTAATGTGTTCCAGTCTTCAGAAACAATTCGTTTCTATTATACTGCAAATAATACTTATACCGGTAACTTTACTACGATTGCTAGCATAGTTCAACCAAAAGGTAAAATATATCATTATGATAATGTAAATGCTTCTAATACATACATGTATTTGGCAAATACTAGTGGGCAATTTTATGCTGAACAAACATTAACATTACAAGGTGGTTCTAGTGCGAACGCACGCGCGCGGATTGTTAGTATTGATAATCTAAGATCTGATCTGCATATGCTACAGGTTAGTACTATTGAGCCCCCTGGAACAGCAGTTGTTGCTTCAGCTAAAATGGCTACAAGTTCTTCTACTTTAGATAGTACGTTTAGAAATACTACAGTTAATGAAAATAATTCATTAGATGCATCAAGATTTATCTTAAGTAGGTCTAATGAAATAGCAAATCTATCAAGTAATAGATCTATTAACTATAAATTAGTTTTAAGCAAATTATTTAATTCGAGTAAGGCAAATAAACGAATAACTCCAGTTGTTGACTTGCAACGTGTTGCTGTTACTAATGTTAAAAACCTGGTCAATAATGTAAATACCAATGAAGCTAATACTGCTGGTGGAGATTCATTATCCAAATATATTAGTAGAACGGTATCTCTTGCCGATGGTCAAGATGCAGAAGACATGGTAGTTTATCTAAATGCATATAAACCAGCCACTGCAAACATATATGTTTATTATAAGATTGTTAATGCCGAAGATGCTGATGGTATTGTAGATGCTAGTTGGCAGATTATGGAAGAAGATGTTTCTTCTGGTGCTTTAATATCAGATGGATTGGATACTGGTGATTTCAACGAGTATAAGTATAAGATTCCATCTGCTAAAATGACTGGTGGTGGCGGAGAAGTACAATATACTAATTCAGAAGGTGTAACATTTACTGGGTATAAACATTTTGCAGTCAAGATAGTGTTTAATACTTCAGATTCTTCAAATGTTCCACGAGTTCGGGACTTTAGGGCAATTGCTCTTCAGATGTAATTATGACACAACAGTATGCAAAAATAACTGATAATCCTAAACTTATAAGAGATACGTTTAGTCAGGCTATAGTTACTACAGATAATGATGCTTTGGCAGCTTATAAAGCGAAGAAAAGGCAATCCCGACAAATCCAAGACATGTCAGAGGATATAAATAATATTAGAGATGAGATGAGAGAACTAAAATCACTATTGGTTCAGATAGTAAATAAAGAAGCATAGGCTCATGGCGCAAATAGCAAATACAGAACTTACAGATACTTTTGATTCATGGCGTAATGCGACTAATGCTGTTCGCCATAGAATTAATCAGTTTGCAGTCAATGAATCGGCACTTTATGCTAATACCATTACTGCAAACCAAGCATTTAGTTCTCCAACAATTGCAACATTTGCTGGTAACACTAATGTTAGTGGTGACTTTACACTAACTTATGGTGGTAATTTTAAACAGGCAGATGCTAATACTACTACAACTCTTCGTAGTACTTTAGCTGCATCGGGTAATACTAATATTAGTGGTGATTTACTTGTAACTGGAAATGCTAATTTTACTGAAGCTTTAGATCTTCAAGCAGGTCATTTAAAAATATATAGTGATTCTGGGTCACCAAGTAAAATCGATTTCTATTGTGAAACTAATAACGCTCATTATGCTCGATTAACTGCGCCATTTCATGCTGATTATTCTGGTAGTCCAACAATTACTCTTCCAACAGGCACTGGTACTTTAGCCTTACAAGCTGATATTGGATCATATGCAAATAACCTTTCATTAATAAATGATAGACTTCAAGTTGCAAATGCTGCAAGTTTATATTTAAGTAAGACTAGTACTGCAGCACAATCATTTGCTGGAGCCGTAACTTTTAATGCTAATGTAGTATTTAATGCAACAAAAATAGATGCAGCAAATACATATTTTGCTGATGGTGATAAAGCAATATTCGGTACGGGTAGTGATTTAGAAATTTATCACAACGGAAGCGATGGTTACATTGCTGACACTGGCACCGGTGGGCTGAATATTCAAGCCTCGTCGCTAAACATTCGCAATGCTGCCGGTACAGAGACAGGTTTAACTTTTATCGAAAACGGAGCAGTTGAACTTTATTATGATGATGCTGTAAAAATTAGTACAACAACTGGTGGTGTTAATATTGCCGGGATAGCATCATATGCATCAGCTAATGGTGCTGTAGAAACGGTAACTTCTCAAACTGGAGCAGTAACTCCCGATTTTACATCTTATACTCATTTCATATGGACTCTTACTGGTAATATTACTTTGCAGAATCCAACTACTGAAAAAGTTGGTCAGTCCGGCGTTTTTGTATTTACTCATTCTGGTGGAGCAAGAACAGTTTCATTAGGTAGTGAATATGAATCTCCTGGAGGCACATTAGCTCTAAGTGCTGTAAATGGTTATGTTGATGTCGTTCCATATATGGTTATGGCTCCTGGAAAGATTTTACTTGGAACATCTACTAAGAATTTGACATAGGTAGAAAAATGAGTGATTTTTGGTTTTCAAATTTATTCTATCTAGAATTAAGCTATAGTGGTTCGGCTACTGCAGCCAATTTTAGAACAGATGCCGTTAGTAACGGATGGAATGGAACAGATCCAATTCATCTTAAAGTTACTGTGACTGGCAATAGAGGATCTCCCAGTACTGGTACTCCTGCTCTTCAAACAGGTAGTCCTTTTCCAACTGGTAGTCTTATTGAATTAACAAATAATAGTGGAATATATATTTCTGGAGCTGGAGGACCTGGTGGTTCTACTAGTTCTGCAGGAAATGGATTGCATTGTAACTATCCCATAACGCTTAATAATCTTGGAACTATACAAGGTGGTGGATACGGTGGTGCTAATGGATCACCTGGATCTGCGCCTGGTGGAGAAAATCACCCACCCATTTATTATAGTGGTGGTGCTGGTGGTGGTGGAGCTGGATATGTTGCTGGTTCTCCTGGTGGTTCATTAACTGGCGGAGGCGGCGGTGGCGGTCCTGGCGGTGGAAGTGCTAGTGGTGGTAGTCCTGGTCAAGGGCCTGGTTCGGTTCATGCAATTGTTATGAATGGCAACACTATCACATATACAAATCCTGGCACCATAACTGGAGGTGTCAACCCGTAGAGGATATAAATACATTATGAATCTAAGTGAATTTAGAAAATGGTATGATGAAAGTAATGTAGAATGGAATCCGGATTATAAGTATTCACACTTCCCTAATCCTTCAATTAGACCCCCATATATTCCATGGATATGCAAAGAAAATGTTTTCGATGGACACGAAATCGAAGAGATACTTGCTGTTCGTGATAATCCTGTTACTAACGAACTGGTTATTCGTGACGAACTTATGGTAAAGACTTGGGATTATACCGAAAAATTAAAGACAAAATTTTACAGTAATTTAAAGTATCTCTTTTCTGGCGATATAGATATATTTGAATGTTCCATTAAACAATGGCATCAACCGTCACGTTTACATAGTGACGGTAACGATTATGATTATACATTATATATTCCACTTGAAATAACTCCAGCTCCTAATTATGTTATGTTAGATGGTGAAAGTAATATATCTTCAAGTCTAATTTTATTCAATGCTCAAAATGATGATGTTAATACTATCTTTTTAGATGTTCCAGAAAGTACTGCTGAATCTGGAAGAAAAATCAAAAATAATTTAGATGATATTAAAGATATTAGACCTCGAGGTCCAAAGGCAAATGAAAGTATGCCTATAAGAAAGTATAATAATTATCTA